CGTCCGGTAAAATTGTAGATTCAAACTTTACCATTCCAGACCCTAATATTCCTATACAAACTTTAAATCCTGTTGTTGGTATTAGTAATTATGAATACGAAACCAGAAAGAACATAGAAAAAAGAACGATATATCTACTGAGACCTGATTATCTACAACAATATTTAAATGATATGAGAAAGATTATGTATTATGATAAATCTTCTCAATATGTTGATAAGAAACTAATCCGTACCGAAAACACAAGAATCACGATGCCATAAAAAAGGGGAGAAAAATCTCCCCTTTGGTGTATTATGAATCAGTCGTCAGATGCCAACTTTGCAAAATATGAGAGTGCATCATCATCGTCATCATCCTCAACAGGGCGAGTCGGTTTCAGATTATTGAGTTCACTACGCAGGTCTTCGGTCAAAGAAGGAGCAGGACCACGATAGTCATCCTCATCCTCAACTTCAGAATCAACACGAGTAGACTTTCCACCAAGAACGGAATCAAGACGCTTCTTCATTTCCTCATAGGACTTGAATTGGTCAGGAGCAACAAACTCTGCAAGAGAATACTGCTTCTTCCAGATTGCTTCCATAGCATCATCATCATTCAGAAGAGCACCCTGAGAGGCAAACTCGCTAGAATCATAGTTCCTATAACCGGCAACATTCTTTGCCTTCAGTTTGAAGTTGGCACCGGTCCAGAAGTCAAACGGATCAATAGGAGTCTCATCTTCAAACTCGGGTTGCATCGCTTCCGTGAGTTTGTCAAAGATTTTCTTACCATACTTGAACAGAAAGACTTTACCTTCGTTTTCAGGATTAGTAGGGTCTTTCACCACATAAATGTTGCTTACATAAGTCAGTTTACGCTTCTGCTTACGTGCGACTTCTTTATTGGAATCCATACCGGAGTTCCAGAGACCAGAGTTGTGCTCACAGATAGGGCACTTCTGATTCAGAGTAGTGAGGCAATTGTCTATAATCCAACCGTTAGGACCCTGAAAGGCGTGAGAATAGACTTTGACGAATGGTAGGTCTTCACCATCAGGAGCAGGAAGGAAACGAATGACGGCATAACCATTTTGCGCTTTATCTACGGTCAAAGACCAAAAACGTTCATCTACAGAATTACCAGAATTATTCATTTTTTCAACTTCTTTCACCAGTTTTTCGGTGAGAGAACCAAGTTTAGATTGTTTTTTAAGGTCAGCAAAGCCCATTTTAGATACCTCGGATAGTTTGGATTCGGGAGATTTACTTAGATATTATAGCAAAAAATCGCTCATCAGTCAAGGTAGTTTTTGAGCGACTCAATGGTTTTTGTCATACTACTGAAAAGAATACTCATATCAGTCTCCGGTGGAAATCCCATCAGAGCAACGGACTTTCTCAGATTCTCTTTCATCTCAATTGCTTGAGGGTCATCAGAAAGAGAAAGTCTGGTATACATAATTCTCTGCTTTTCAAGCAGTCGTGTCATCTTATCAATATGTTCCAGCTTATCTTCACGAGGCATCATACCAAAAGTTAAAATACTATTGTATATAAACTCTTGAAGTTCGTTAATTTCTTTTAATTCATCCTGAATAATATCAGAATCAAAAAAACTACTCATTTATAATGTCCCGTAAAAGTTTTTTGTACTGGAATATGTCTGTATTTAGAAAAGGTTTGTATTTCTTGATTTTTAAACTTACGGTTTCCCATACAGGGTCCAGAAGTTTCTTATCAAACTCACTAATATACGAAAATATTATATCATAAATTACCATTATTTCAGGTACTAGTTCACCTTTTAGAAATGTTTTGAGAAGAATTGGATGACCTTTTGAGCAGTCAAATACATTCTCTAATTTTGTCTGAGAGAACAATTCTGTTGATTGCTCCTTGAATAAGTAAGTCAGACTCTGCTGTCTTTTCATCCATTCTTGGTAATTTCTTTCTCCAGAATTAATAATTTCACCAATCCACATACTTTGGGGATTATCCGCTACTATAAAATTTGATACTAGAAAATCTACTATTTCTTTGTCCGAATATTTACGAGAACTTTTCTCGAAAAAATACCGGTCTTTGCGTTTATTAAATGATGTAAGTGTTGCTCTTGTTTTTTTATATTTAAAGTAATCATATTTGGGATTGGTGAAATGATTCTTGATTCCCAAATATGCCTGATAAGTTTCAAATGGTGACATCAGATAGGCAAACGAGCACGGGAAGTTTTCTTCATAAAGTTAAGACTAATCGCATCATACTTTAATCTTTCTTTAAGAGGTTTAGAAATCAATTTAGTAACCGATTCTACATCAATACCGTTGATTTCACAATAATGACAAATAGCATCAATATAATTACAGTTTTCTTCCGCAACTATTTTTTCAATTTCTAAAGCAAATTTGGAAGGAGTAAGAAACTTATCCTCTATTGCTTTTTCTAATTCTTTGTTCGTTTCCGTTTGTTCCATAGATTCTATATTAATTTCTAGAAATGTCTCTAATATATTTGCCATAATTTAAGAGTAATAATATGTAGTATAAAATAAAATAATCAATTAGTCAAATAGACATTAGTTCAAGTTTATCATTCACAAACTTTTTAATATATTCCACAACAAGTTTCATATATTTGTTAAGGTCTCTCTCTTCATAAACAACACATTCACCATTTTCACACGCCATAATGATGACTAGTTTTTTGACTCTAATATCAGTCATCTCATAGAGTGCCATTCCATAGAACATCGCCTGAACGAAATAATTCTCAATCCAATCTCTTGGTTTTGGTTTTTTAGAAGTCTTAAAGTCTATGATGGCAAGTTCTCCATCAAACTCGGCAATACAATCAGTAGTACCGGCAACACCAAGTTGTTTACTATATAGAGCCCCTTCCAGACAGTAGATATTATTAATCCTGTTCAGTTCTGATTTAGCAATCTTAAAAAGAAAATCTGATATGGGTTGAACTGGAGGAAGGTCCCTATTATAAAGATAGTTCTCAACTAAAGTATGTAGGTCTGTTCCACGACTGGTTGCTGCTTTGGTGATACGGTCAGCCTCTTCTGTGCCGACTTTTTTTCTCCACTTAACAAAAATTTCCTTATTAAAATGACTGGTTACGGAAGTGATAGAGACCAACTTGAGCAGTTGGTCCTCATCGGGTACGGAATAATATCGGACTCCATCAATTGTTTCTCTTTCAAGTTGAGGAAGTACATTATCAAGATGATTAAACATTTAAGACCTCACTCTTCCTTTATTATAACCCATAGGTATAGATTCGTCAATATTCATAAGTTTTTCTTCAATACCATTATTAATCCAAACTCTCTTTGGACGATTTTTTGCCTTTTCTTTTAACTTTTCAATAGTTTCTGGGGAGTGCTTTTTTCCATACATAGGATTATTTTCTCCATTTACATCGTGATGATTTTCACTAATTTTTTTCTTAGTTTCATCACTAAGAACTCTACCAAGATTTATTTGACGCAATTTTTCAATAGATTCTGGACTCAGTTTTCTTCCAATTAACCAAGGTTTTGATTTACCTTTTGAGGCAACACTCATTTTTCTTTTTGTTTCATCACTATGATTCTTACCGTACATACCAACTTTTTTTTCTTTATGAAGTTGCTTAACTCTTTCGGAACATTCTTGACGATATTCTTCGGTTACTTCCCAACCAAAAATGCCGTCACCACCATCAGTTAAATTATAACCATAAGGAACTTTGGTATTATATTCTTTAATGTAATACTGCTCTAATTCATATGCTCTTCCAGCAGAGTCAACTTCTTCAATCAATTCAATAAAGAACTTATCTTCTCCATATTTTTTGATTGCTTCAGTTAAAAGAAATCCTCTTTTGGTATGTTGATAAAATCTTTCAGTAATGGAAAATTTGGTTATTCCAATATACTGTTTTTTATTTTCAAAATTAGTAATTAAGTAAATTTTATACATTATCTAACTCATAGAAGGTTATAATTATTTATATAAATGTAAACTTCCACGAGTTAGACATATAATTTACAATCCAAGTGCGTGTTGAGCAATTAAAAATTCCTTAACTAATCCTGAACGAATCACATCATCAATACCAAACTCAATTATATCAATAGAAGGCATAGTTCTCAAAATTTTCATAAAGTCAATTACACCATTTTTTTCATTTGTTTTAATTAAATCAGATTGAGTAGCATCACCACAAAACATAATCTTGGAATTTTCACCGACACGAGTAATAATAGAACATAATTCGTGAAAATTTGCGTTTTGGAACTCATCTACAATAATAATTGAATTATCAAGCGTAGTTCCTCTGAGGAATGAGGTGCTCCAGAACTTAATTGTTTCCTGTGCCTTAAGATTGCCATAAAGCATCTCAAATTCGGCATCACTTGAAAGTTGGAACATATACTTCACCATATTCTTATAAGGAATCTGGTAAATATCTGACTTGTCATCATAAGAACCGGGAAGAAATCCAATTTCTCTTGTGGCAACTAAAGAACGAACAAGGTAGATTTTTTCGTAAGGTGTTCTTTCATCCAAAACCTCACGAAGAGCATTATAAAGAGTAATAAAAGTTTTACCGGTTCCGGCACACCCATAAGCAACTAAATGTTTTTGAGCGGCATAAGAATTGAAAAGTTTCTTTTGATTTTCGGTAAGTGGATCAATATCTACTAGATATTCAGAACTTAACGGTTTTTTACGCTTTGCCTGACGAGTTGTAAGACCAACACCGATTGGTTGCTCTGCTCTTTTTCTTCTTGCCATTAGAGTTTCTTTACGTTTGATTTTGGTGCTTTACTTGCTTTTTCCAAGACTTCATTCCATCCCGGATTCCGTGCGATCAGTTTATCCCTCCACTCACCAACTTCTCCTGGAGAAGGGCAGGTAGAAGGATCGGACCAATCACGAACCCATTCAGGATTGTCTATTTTCCACTGGTCCCAAAGGTGGACACTCATTTCCACTTCTTTCTGCTCACCAGTTTTTGTATTCACTATAGGGTACGTTGCCATTGTTATAAAATCAAGACAAAAATATTTATGGACTCAACCGTGCTTTATGAAGACGCTTCTCTTCATAATAACTAAAGATTTCTGGAACCCACGCTTTCATTACAGGAACCATTCCTTCACAGAGAGCCTGAATCTCTACCTGAGCATCAAGTTTTGCTCTCAGGTCAAGGAAGTGAAGTGCGGCACGAAGGGAGAATGAGACCACAAAGTTCTGACGAATGTTTTGAGGAAGGTAATCACGAAGATGTTCTTCTGCCATACCACGCTGTTCGTAACCCTCAGCATACCTCTCAGATGCCGCCAGACAGAACTTTAACTGCCTTTCGTAGTCTTCCCTTGTCCATTCGTACTTGTGCCCTTTACGGTCCAAGTAGAGACCTTCTGGACGCACATAATAAACCTCTTCGGGTTTCAGTTCACCTTTGGCAACCTTCAGTACACGACGACCAGTATACCTTTGTGATTGAACATCAAAACTTACACCAACACGATGAGTTCTTGCCTGTACGATGACATTATGAACGAACCCAACACAGTCCAGAGAAATGGCAGGATGCTCCAGCGGTCCCCAGTGCCCTCTTTCATTTGCAAGAAGTTGTTCAATCACCCATTTACCGCATTCCTTTTCACCGGGAGTCATTTTGGTATGAATAGGGTCTTCCGAATAATCATTCTTACCTGCCTGATAAACAAGAGTTTGCGGAAGTTGTGTTTGACGAATCATCACAACTTTCATATAACGGTCAAGTTCAAGAAGATCTTTTGCTTTAATAGGTCTCATTTCTTTCCAAATCCTTTTGATGTTTTTGCTTCAAGTTCTGCAAGTTCTTGTTTTACAACTCGCAATTGTTGTTTCATTTCTATCAGTTGCTCATCAGAATAAAGATGGTCTTGTTTACTCAATCTTTCAAGCAACTTTACCAGTTCTTTTGCTCTATTCGTCATCTAAATCACTATCCTCAAAAATTTCGTCATAATCTAAAACTGCCCGTTTTCTCATCGGTTCCATAGGAGTATAAGCAGAAACATCAGAATAGATTTCTGCCTTTAATGAATCCACAAGCAATTCCATATTACGAACGATAAGTTTTAATTTTTCTTTGTCCATATCTTGCAATACTCTCGTCTTATTTTACATAAAAAAAGGGAGGATGTCAATCCTCCCAGTTTCAGGCAACTTGTGGTTTTTTTGCCATATTCAGTTGTGCTACTTGAAGGAGTTTTTCCTTCTTTGCTTTTCTTTTAAGATAGCGAACGAAATAAGTGTTCATTTGTGCCCCTCCTTTACATACTTAATACCACGATAGGTTTCGTTGTATTGTTGGGGTTGCTGCATCATTTGCTGTTGGTATTCAATACGCTTTTGGGTATCATATTCAACACCACGATATACGACTTTGGACATTAGGTTTGCTCCTTTACTTTTTAGGTATTGGTGCGTTGCTTCCCAAATGGTACTTCCGTCGCGTGTGCGATCAACGTACTGTATATATTAGCATAAAATCAAAAAAGTAGCAACTGATACCAAAACTGTATCATGCTGCTACCTTTTTAAAAAACCTTAAGGGGCAAAAATTTTGGGGGAATTTTTTTGCCCGATATGAGAAATCACTTTCTCTTTTTCTTTTCGGGTGCTTTGTATCCCCAAATCCTAGGAGATACTCTTCCATATCCCCAATCAATTTTTGTAACTACGTCTGGACCGAACTTATCGTAATACATATCAAAGATTTTAACTCTTGTACCACGACACAAATCCATATAAGAATTTCCCCTTAGTGTATAAGACACAACATAGGCATCATTGGGAAAAGAGGTATCTTTAATCTGAGCAAGAGTTCCGTTCTCAACCAGAATCTCACAACCATAGCGAGGAGGAATATCTTTTTTTTCTTCTGGAGTCCATTCCACTGTAGTATTATCCTCGATTGTATTTCTTTTTATATCACGAACTCGACTCACGAACGACCTCCCCATACGATTTCTGGGTATGCCTGAGAAACAATTTCCTTCGTGATTTTATATTTCGTTTCAAGTTTCTTATCTTTGACCAGACATAGAATCTCTGCCTCTAGAGGATGAAGACCCTGAAGAATATTAATGAACATCGTTTCTCTACGAAGAGAACTCAGTCCATCATTACCACCTTTAATAAAGTTATAAAACTTTGAATATTCTTTACGAATTGATGAAAAACCTTGATCTTGTGAACCAAGTGAATTGGAACCAATCTCGCCCATTTTTCCCACGGCATCATCAATCTTTTCACTGAGAGTTCCACTAAATGAACCTTGCTCTCCCACACTTGAATAAGGAACAATACCTTCGGGAAGAGAAGATGTCACACTTTCATCAAAGTTCCAGATAAAAATTGCCCTCAGTGATGGGTCATTATATTTTTGTAGAACCTCAACTTTTTTGATATTGGTTCTTTGCTTTGCTACAAGATTCAGAACCTCAAAGGTAAAAGGATTTGCTGGTAAATCAATACTTACCGATGGAGTTGTTTTTGGTTTTGCTTTTGTCGCTGTCATAATTGTTTAATATGTAATTATAATCTTAATGATATTTAGAGTTTATTCTTCTTCATCATCGTCATCATCGTCATCATCAAAGTATCCGGGTTCAAATCTTACAGAAACGATTTCTTCATCAATAAGATCGCCGTCCTTATCATAAAACTCTGGATGATATGCGATTTGCTTTGGACCCTCTTGATGAGTCATCATATATTCTCTGCCGACCCAACCCAACAAGAGACCCATTATAAAAAATAGTACGGTTAAGAATGAACCTATAACTAAACTAGTTGCCAACATTTTTTTTCTCCTGGGAAACTACTCGACTTTCCTTGACTTTATCGAAAATTCAAAATAGATGGTTATTTCTCGTTTGAGAAAGGAAATCATCTTCTCGAATATAAGATGAAAAAGTTTAGGTTGTTTTCTTTTTCCTCCAGTAAGTATAAGTTCTACACCACGATTCGGTGTTATATCATTATTTATGTCTGACATTATACCATTTGTTGTTCCTTCAGAAACTTAACGGTGTCAGTGCAACCGCCCAATTTTTTGTCGTCACAAATAACCTGTGGAAATGTGGAACCTTCACCAAACTCAGCATAGAACTCTTCTTTTGTGAAGTCCTTGTTAAGATTATACACCACAAAGTTATTTCCTGTCAACTCCAAAACAGTTTTAATCTTGTAACAAAAGGGGCAATCGTCTTTAGAATATACGGCAAAGTTCATATTTTTATAAGATTTTATATTAATTTATATAAGAAAAAAAGAGGGTATAAAACCCTCTCTATTATACCACCGAAGAGAGTCTTTCATTCTCAAAGATACGAAGAAATGAAAGACAAGAGTATTATAGAGTATTTTTTGATAAAAGTCAAGATGTCTGTAGATTAGCAATGTGCTCCTCACAATAGGTAATATCGGATTCAATAGATGCTATTTGCTCTTGAATCGTAGAATATTCATCAGTCCCTTCTTCAAGATCCAAAAGTTGAGTTGTTAAATTAGCAATTGTCTCTTGATTATTAGTAATTCTTGCTTCATGAGCAGCAATATCATTCTCTACACTGTAAGGAGGTGGAACAGGATGTGTGATTGTTGCCTCTACCAAATACTCTGCACCATGCTCTTCAAGCATTTGAGTCACTTGTTCCATTGTATATCCAGTATCATTTGCTGGATCAGCAGTTAAATGATATAAGTGCATTACTGGTAATGTTAAAGTTTCAGTTTTTGTTTCCATTTTTAATTTTTTCTCCATAGTTCTTTTGAAAATTGAACCCACTGTTCAACTCGTGTGTCCCAACTATAATATTTATTGCACACCTCAACTTGTTGAGTATTATCAAACTTACCTTCACGATACTCAGTAATCGTTCTCTTCAGTTCTTTTGCAAATCTTTCAATATGCTTTTGCCTATCTGGAATAAATCCATACTGTCGTGCAAAACCTAGACCAGTTTCAGGAAGTGCAGCAAGATTACTAGAAAGAACAGAGCACCCTGCACACAATGCCTCAATCATACAGATACAAGAAGTCTCCATAAAGTATGCCGGATAGGCAAAAATATGAGTCTTCATTAGTTGCTCACGAACTTTAGAATTGTTTGTGCGAGTATGACGAACGATTCTTTTATCTTCTTGTGCAAGTCTCAAACAATAACGAAGGAATGCCTCTTCTTGTGGTCCAACATGTGAGTATTCGTATGTTTGAATACCTTCAAGATGTTGCTTTTTGCGTTCATCGGGATCAAGTTCATGGAAAATATGAAGGTCAAAATCTTCTTCAGGAATGAGTTTAATTGCTTCAAGAAGAACATCTAATCCACGAATTGGATTTGGATGGAACATCAACTGCAACTTGCCATTTGGTTTTTCGTGCTTTTCAAATGGTTGTGTTGCATTTTTAAGAACATAACACTTCTCCATTGGAAGTTGGAATCTTTCCATAAATCTTTCATACTGCCAGTCAGAAACAAAGACATATGCCTTAAAGTGTTTCTGGAATTGTTTGTCCATCAGTTGCTCAAGACCCTCTTCCATATGATGAGGATGCAACCAAACAATGTTAGAATTATCTGGAGCAATGATGTTATCACCAGGAATTACACACCAGTGCCAGTCAGCAAGGTCTGGAGCAGCAGGAAGAACATAATCTTGCCAGGCACGACCCATAATTTCCGTACCACCAGTACCATCAGGATTCAAAGATGCCTCAAGAAGTGGAGGCATATTATTGTGTAGATATTCTGGTTTCATATTAACTTCATCTGTCATTTCATAAAACTCCTTTGGAAATATTTGAGTGATAAAATTTCTAAAATCTTCTGGAAAACTTAAAAAGTTATAGGACTTAAAGTTTTTGTTTTCGTGTTTTCTGTTAAGAACATCTTTTTTATTTTGTATTGCATCTTCAATATTTTTTAAGTTATTGATATTCTCTTGATTAAACTCTTGGTGTGCATAAGAATTTAACTTATCTTGAATTTGTTTGATGCCACCAAAGAATGTGAAGTGCCATCCAGCATTCTCAAAGAAAGGAAACTCATAAGAACGACCTCTCAAAAAGTCTGTGGTTGTTTTGGATGCGGTCTCAACATTCGTGAATACAGTTCCACCCCAAGTGCTGTTCTCATAAGTGAAGAAATTATAATAGAAATTATCACATCTTGCAAGAGCAAGTTTGTTCTCGGGAAGACCATTTTGTTTGAGATGTTGAATCAATTCTTTACGGGGAATCTCATCTACATCACTCAACATAAACAAATCATCGGGAGAGAAGTTCTTAAGACCTTCTAAAATATGATTTCTTTGTCCTCTTTCTAGTTTCCAAAATCCAGACTCAAAGTCACACTCTTTTTTATTTGAGAAATCATAATCACTGATGTCTGGTTCATAATGAAGTGAGATAATCTTAGAACGAAGTTCTTCATCAAATTCATCAATGACTCGATTGAGATAATATGGTTTTTCTTTACCAGAGTGAGTGTAGTTACATTCACTGATTACAAAGTAATCAACAACATCACGAAGATATTCTAGACGAAGTTTAAGAATATCAAACTCATTAAAAAAAGAAAAAGCATCTATGACTTTCATTCAATAACCTCTTTTAAGAAGTTTTCCATCGGAGACTTCTTGAAGATTTCAAGACCTTTTTCTGCCTGAACATCAAGTTCTTCTGGTTTCTTAAGAAGTTTATATGCAGTATCTACGAAACGGTTGTAAGTTGAAGTGAATACAGTATCTTCCATATAATCTGGAAAATCAGTATCTGGATTTCTTTCGGAAAGAACAGGAACTTTGTTTTGGATAAGATGACTTACACGAACCATCTCAAAGATTTGATTATCACGATTATGAAGGTTAATGACTAACTTTGCTCTCTTAATTAGTTCATCTCTCACATCACCATAAGTTGATTGAACCGCAACAAAATTAATCTTTTTGTTGTCAACAAACTGTTTCATAATATGTTCTCTTCGTGGTGAAGGAGACATATAAGCAAGAATATCAATATCTCGGTCTTGTGGTTTATTTCTCTCAAAGTATGAAATCTCTGGAACATAACCAATCTTAAAGTGTTTGATATTTTCTACACCTGCTTTTTGTAGGACTTCAATATTTCTCATTGAATAGTCCCATACTTCAAGACCACGATACTTACGACACCATCTCATACACTCTGGTTGATCCTTCATCTGCTCCAGAGAATAAATGATGGTGTCTTTTGGAATATCGTGTCTTACAACATCCACAGGACAGTGATGCATTCCAAACACGATATTTCTACGGTCTTTTACAAAGTCATTTACACTATTGGTTACATCATACCCCAATCGTTGAAGTGAGAAGAATACTGATGCCTCAATTTCGTGAAAGACTTGTGCGTGAACATCAAATCCATTATCCGGAACAATTCTTACTAAATTAAACTTCATTTGATATACTCCTCAAAGTTTTTATTAATTTCATTAATGATATGAATATCTTTGGACACAACTCCTAGACCATTACAATGCTTAAAGTTTGTTTTTGGTAGATTAATTTCGTTAAAAAATCTACTCACTCCAAACTCTGGGTTCTCTACCATCGTATCGTGAAATAGAATTATACCATTTTCTTTTACAAATGGAGACCATTTCTCAAAGTCATTCTTAACTGCCTCATAGGTATGAAGACCATCAATATGTAAAATATCAATTGGGTTATTCCAGGTTTTGACTACATCATCAAAGTATCCTTTAATGAATGTGATATTATTGAGTTCTAGTTCTTTTTGTTTTTCCA